GCCTGTGGGCACCATGTCCATTTCGGATCGGTCATGCTGGAGCCCCGTTGCGATAGAGCGTGCCGCCCGGCCGCTTCTCATCCTCGATCACGCCCATCACGGCGGCCTTGACGCGGCGGCCGAACTCGAGCGCCGAGCTGGGATCACGCGCGCCCTCGGCCTTTTTCATATCGACGTTCACGGTGACGTTGCTGCCGCCGCCGTTCGCGCTGGCGGGCTCGATCTTGCCGACCGCCTGCGGCACGAACGTCTCGGGCCCGTACTCGCCCACGCGATAGCGCTGGCCGATCTCGACAGCGCCGCCGCCCGCGCGCGGCGTCAGCGTCGTCATGCCGGTGTCAGGATTGAGCGTTGCGCTGTAGCCGCCAGCCGGGCCAGCCGCAGCCGACACATCGCCGAAGTAGGCGCTGCCGATCTTGATCAGCCACTTGAACGCCTCGCTGATCGCCATCTGCATCGCGATCTTGCTGAGCATGGTCGCGAAGTCGGCGGCGATCTGCTCGAACGATTTGCTTGAGCGGCCCGCGAGCGTCTCGAACGCCTCGCCCATCGAGTTGCTGAGCGCCTCGAACGACGCCTCGCCCGACGCGAACATATCGTGCGCTCGCGCATAGCGTTCCATCGCCGACTGAAATCCCGCGCCAACCGCGCCGAGGTCATCGTCGAAGCGCTGGGCGTTCAGCTCTTGCTGCCGCCGCGCTTCCTCGGCCTGCTTGTTGTAGCGCTCAAGCGCCTTGGGATCGACGCCGCCAGCTCGCGCGCGCTCGCTCTCGCGCCTGATGCGGTCGCGCGCCGCCGTGCCGCCGCCGAAGCGGGCGTTGATGTCCTCGGCCGCCTGTAGCTGGCGCACATATTCGGCCGACGCTTCCTTGGCACGCTCCCATCCCTCGACGGCATCGTGCAGCATCGCCTTCTGTTCTTTGCTCGCGTCGGAATACTTGGCCCCCAAGCGCGCGGCGATCTGCTCGACTTGCTGCTGCACGCGCAGCTCGCGCTGCACATCCTCGACCAGCGTGAAGTGCTTATCCTTGATGTCGGTGTAGGCTTTGGTGGCCGCCGCGCCGAGCGCCTGATAGCGCTTGATCTGCTCGTCCATGCTCTCGGCGTCGGTCTTGCCGCCGCCGCCGCCAGCATGTGGCTTGTCGGCTGGGGCCGCCACAGTGAGCGGCGGAAAGGTCGCCACGGGCGATGTCAGCTTGGCGCGAGCCAACTGCAGCTCGGCCAGCTTTTTTTCGTACATCGCGATTTCTTGCTCGCGACCGATCATCGGCATCGGATTGGCGGCACCCGAGCGCAGGTCGGCCAGATGGCGCACCGTCTCGGCCAACTGGGTGTTCAGCTCATCGAGCTTCACCGCTTTCGGATCGGGCCCGAACAGCGCAGGACCGATGACCATCGCTGGATTGAGCGCCAGCATCGCCATGCTGAGCAGCGTTGACAGCTTGGTGTAGTCGGTTGTGGCGACAATGTCCTTGATGCGCTGCAGCGTGTTGGCGATGGCGTCGAGTATCGTCTCCTTGGCGGCAGCATAGAGCGGCGCGATGATTGCCTCGATGCGCCGTTGGCTTTCCTCGGCGGCAGCATTCATCCGGGCGAACTTGGCGACCGTCTCGTTGTCGATCACCAGGCCGAGGTCTTTGTAGTAGCGCGTGAGCCTGTCGGTGGCGTCGGCATTGCCGCGCAGTTGCTTGGTCGCTTCCTCGACCGACGTGCCCGCCTGATCGGCGGCCAGCTTGTAGACTTGGAACTGCTCGGCCGACACCTTGAGCGATCCGGCCTGCTTGGCGATCTCAAGACTGCTTTTCTCGGCCGCCTGCGCGAGCGACTTCAGCTCATTGATCACAAGCCCGATGACGGCACCGGCGCTCAAGCCCTTGAGCGCCGAGCCGATGCCGCTCGCCATGCCGTCGAGCTTCTCGCCGGTCTGCGCTGCCGCCTTGCCGAACTCGTCCAGCTTGGCAGTGGCCTCGGCCATTCCGGCCTTCAGCTCAGCAACATCGGCCGCCAGCTTGATGACAACGTCGCCTGCTACAGCCATCAGCGGCCTCCATTCCAAAGCGTCTGCAGCCGCTCGGCCTCGGTGATGCCGTCGCTCTGCTGCTGCTCGGCCTCGGGCTCGATGGCGCGCTCGCGCAGCACGAAGAAATCGGCCGGGATCGCGGGCGGCGCATCCGAGCTGCGCATGATGTTGACGATTGTGCTGATCAGGATGCCGTGGTGCAGATCGGCCAGCCGATCAGGCAGCGGATGCAGGACATCGAACAGTTGCCAGCGCTGCAGCTCGCGCCACGACATGGCGCGGCGCAGTTCACCGACTGTCCGCCCCATTGCCAGCGCGAGGCGATGCTGGAACATCACCTCGCGCGGCATCGAGAGGGACGTCGGGGTCCTCGATGCCATCGACTTTCTCGACGCGGTTGCGATCCGTGGCAAGCGACGCGAGATGTTGGATGCGCTGGATCAGGCGGAACGGCTGAGCGCGCACCTCGGCGAGCGAGGCGAACACCGGCTTGCCATCATCGACGTAGCGCGCCGAATGCACGAGCGTGAGGAAGAACACGGCCTTGCGATCCGAGCCCTGCGCCGCCTCCATGATTGCCTCGCCCACCTCGATGTCGAACTCCACGAACTCGACATCGCGGCCGTTCCACTGCGGCTTCTCGCTCATGCGCTGACCGGCGCTGGCGCGGGCTGTGCTGGCACGCGGCCATCGCTCGATGGCATCGAGCCCGCGCCGCCGCGCACGGTCTTGACCGGCGTGCTGAGCGGCACGAAGCCTGGCGCTGGGGTCTTGTAGAAGCTGACGAGCCCATCGACGTTGCCGCCGATGTTGTTGGCCACGGCGGCATTGATGCCGAGCGTGAGGTCGAAAGTGTTGACCGTGCCCATGAACGTCACGCCGCTGCCGTCGCGAAAGCGGACATCGAACATCCGGCTGTCGCCCGAGCGGTAGGCATCGCGCGCGATGAACATGGCGGTGTCGGCCATGTCGTAGAAGCCCGCTGCGGTCCATGTGCCGATGGCGGGCAGGCCGGGCACGATGCGGTGCGCATCATCGCAGAGCGTCGTGACATCGATGGTCGCGCCCGCTGGCGCATTGAGATTGAACGTCGAGCGGCACAGCTCGACCCAGCCGTTGGCGTCGGGAAACTCGATCTGTGCAGGCGGCACCGAGGCATCGGTCTTGATCGCGGCCACCTCGTTGGTGGTGTCGGTATCCTCAAGCGTCACCGCCTGAGCCGTCACCGCCGAGACTTTCAGCGGCCGATCATCAAGCGACATCCAGCCGGTGTTGCGCGGCACAACGATGTCGCCCACGACGGGCGCAGTCTCGGCAGCGGTCAGCGTGATGACGCAGGGCTTGGCCTTGGTCGCGCTGGCGATGGTGCTCTCGACCGGCGCAACGGCCGGATCGTCGATCATGATGACAGTGCCTTGGCTCGTGATGCGCGACATTGCTCGGCTCCTTTCACTTTTGCAGGGCTTTGACTTCCTTGTCGGTGTTCTCGCGGAACGATTTTGAGAACTGCTCGACGGCTTGCTGCACCGAGCCTCGGAAGGCCGGGCGCACCCATGGGCGGGCGGCGAGATCGCCGCGCGAGCGCGCAGCGTTGTAGGCGGCCTCGGCGCGCTGCTGCTTGATGCCGCGAGCGACGCGCCCCTGGCGTTGATGTTTCGGCGTCTTGGCTGCGCGGCGGCCCGAGGTGCCGAACTCGAGGAAGCGCCACCAGTAGGCGACCGCGTTGCGCTCGGCCTTATCGCGCACCGCCTTGAGCAGAGGCCCGCTCGATTGCTCGCGCGGATACTCGACAACCACCGCGCTCAGCACGTCGTCTTTGGGTTCCTTGCCGACGCGCACGCCGAAGCCTGCCTTGATGCGGCCAGTGCGGCGCGTGAACGTCGAATAGGTTGCGGCCTTGATCTCGCGGTTGATGATCAGCGCAGCGGAAAGCAGCGCGGCGCGCGTGATCTTGACGCCGGTTTCCTTGCTCAGCTTGTCGAGATTGGCCCGCGCTTCCTTGAGGCCCTTGACCGTGATGCTCGCCATCAGGGCACTCGCTCATCGAAGCCCTGCCAGCCGTGATAGAGCGGGCCGAGCTGGCTGCGCACCGATTGGAAGCTGAAGCGGGCGGTCAGCGCGAGCCGCCACCACTCGCCGTCGCCCTCGGGATCGACATCATGCGGGCCATCGACTTGGGTGATCACGAGGTTGTCGCGCGCCGCGCCATGGAAGGCGTCGCGCACAAGCTGCACCTCGGCGTCGAGGATCGCCGCGCCTGAGCCCGAGCGGGCGAACAGCCCGATCAGGAACTGCCCTTGTTCCTCGACCCACGGATCGCTGCCCATGGTGACGTCGGTGCGTTCCTCGGGCTGATAGATCGCCGAGGCCCACTTGTCGGGCAGTGTCGCAGTATCGACGCCGAAATTGACCGTGGGCACGAACGGCAGCGCCGCGCCGATCTGCTCTGCCCAGATCGCTTCAAAGACCTCAAGAGGCGTGCTCATTGCTGGCCACCTCGCAACAGCAGCTTGAAGAACACCGGGCTGTCGTCGTTGGGGCTGCCGCGCCATTCCTCGACCGCGTAGCTCATCGTCGCGGTGCGCAGCCGGTCGTAGCGGGCAGGGATGGGACGAGCTGGGAAAGCCGCCGCGAAGTCGGCGGCATCGAGTACCGCCACGTTGTCGCTCTGCATCGCCGAGGCGAACAGATCATCCGAGCGCAGGCCACGGATGAAGGCGAGCGTCGGCTGCGACGCGCCGCCCTGTGGCTGATATGTGGCCGGGTTCGCTGTCTGCTTGAACATCCAGCGCCACGCAGGCCTGGCGCGCTCGATCACGGCGCTCATGGCGGCGGCGGCACATAGACAGTCGTGGGGATCAGCGGCGAACCGATCTGCACCCGATAGTCGATGTACTCCTGCAGCAGATAAGCCCACGGCCCGAGCAGCGGGTCCTCGATGCGCACGCCTTTCATGGTCGAGGCGACAAAGGCGTTGCCCTCGGTGCCCAGCTCGACGGTGCCGACATCGACGACGTTGATCGATTTGACGCCGCCGCCTGCGCCGCCCGCTTGCTGGCCGCTGCGCTGGCCCCACATCACGCCGAGCACGCCGACCAGCGCCTGATAGAGATCGGGCGGTATCTCAGCCCACCCGGCCTTGTAGGTGATCTTGACCCGGCCGCTCAGCAGCTCGCGGCTCACATCGTGGCCGCCATAGCTCGGGCTCTGCAGCGTGAACAGCTTGCCGGTCGCGATCTCGAATTGAACGCCAGCCGGATCGAGCGTCTGCGCGTTGCTCTCGACCGCATCGATGGACACGACCGGGCAGCAGCGCAGGAACGGAGATCCGATGGGGCCTCGATCAAGCGCGGGCGGCTCGGTCCAGCTCGCCATGGTGCTGCTGATCTGGCCCCAGTCATCGACATAGGTGGCGGGCGGCACCGCCAGCATGCGCGAGGTGTAGCGCTCGAAGCGCGCCCACACGCCAGCGATCTGCCGAGCGAGCCACTCATCGTTCGAGGTGTCACCGGGCGGCATCCCGATGTCATCCTTGATCGTGGCCAGATCGTACTCGAGCCGGGCCGTCGCGCGCAGCTTGGCCTTCGCCGATGGCATCGCCACGACGTTGCTGGTGTCGGTCATGGCGGCTCCTATGCGGCGTGCTTGGCGAGGGCGACCGCGACGACTTTCTCAAAGACCTTGCGCACGTTGCCGACCGAGCGTCCGTTTTCGGACAATTCGCCGGTTTCCTCATCGAGCTGGAACGTGACCGGCCGGGCGTGCTTGCCGCCGACCTTTTCCCAGTGCTCGCCGCCATCGGGCGCGGTCGGATCGATGCTCATGCATTGCTTGATGCAATGGTGCTCGCCGTAGCGGAACACGCGGTCGCCCGGATAGTAGAGCGTCTCGGCGTTCCAATAGCCGCGCACGATGGGCACCGCGATCTCGCACTGGTGCTCGATCACGCGCCCGTCGCTGAGCTGAGCGAACGCCATGAACTTGTGCCCATCATCGAGCCACCGCAGATCGATGCCCGACAAGCCGACGATGAGCGGCACCCAGGCATCGCTCGGCGGCTGATCCTCGGTGTCGCGCAGCGCATAGAACAGGCCGCCGCGATGGCGCACGCAGCAGCTCGCGGCGTAGTGCTTGCCCTCTGCCCACGCAGGCGGCGGCACGAACGGCGGCAGCGGCTTGGCGGCGATGGCCTTGCCGACCAGCTCGATCAGCTCGGCCCGCATCGCCGCGAGATGCTCGGCGAGAACCTCGGCGAGAAAGGCATCGAGATCGGCGTCGCGCTTCATGCTGCCCTCCGCATCCGCTCGCGCAGCAGCAGGCGCACGCGAGCTGGGTTGATCTCAGCGCCCTCGGCCTCGGGATCGGGCGGCTCATCCTGTTGCGGCTGATCCTCGGGCTGCGGCGCTGGCGCTGGGGCGGGCTCAGGCGGCGGCTCGGTCGCTTTCGACAACGGAACGTATTGCATCTGCACGCGCGGTTCCTCGCCGCCCTCGACCGGCTTGAGCCCTTCCTGCGCGCGCACCTCGTTGATCGATTGCCAGCCGCCATTGAGCGACTGAGCGTAGGCGGCGAAGCGGACATCGATCTCGGTGCGCAGCAGCGCGGAAAGATCAAACTTGATCTCGAATGTCGGCGGGAACTCGAACGCCCGCTCAAGCCGTTCCTCGATGGCCTGCAGATGGTAGCCGAGGCAGCCCGCCAGATAGGCGCGGCCGAGCTGCTCGGTGTTGCGATAGCTGACCTTGGTCATGTCGCCCAACATGAAAGGCGGCACGCGGAACACGCGGGCGACATCCTCAATCGACCACCTGAGCTGCTCGATGAGCTGGGCGTCCTGCTGCGTGATCGTGATCGGGTGCCACTCAAGGCCGTTGGGCAGGATCGCCACCTTGCCGTATTCGCGGCCTCGGTACGCGATGTCCCATTCCTCCTTGGCCTTGCGCTTCTGATCATCGCCGAGGTTCATCTTGCTCTGCAGGATGCCCGAGGGCCGCGCGCTGTTGGCGAAGAACTGCTGGCTGTCCTGCAAGATGCGGATGCCCACGGCGCTCGATGCGGCGGCGGCGAAGATCGGCGTCACGCCGATGAGCGGGAAGCCTGGCAGCAGCGGCAGGCGATGGTGGATCATGTCGCGCGCGGGCACCATCGTGTTGGGCTTGATGCCCGCCAGAAAGTTCTCGCGGCACTCGTAGAAAATGTCGCCGTTCTCATGGATGAAGGGCCGCACATGGTAGGGATTGAGGACGTGCATCGCCTCGATCTCGTTGCGCCCGTTGCGCTGGCCGACATAGCAGTAGGTGTTGCCCTGCAGCAGATAGCTCTGCACGAAGGCAAGCATCAGATCGGCGCTCGTCTGATAATCGTTCGGCGTCCGCATCAGCTCGGCGTAGTAGTCGGCGCGCTGCTGCTCGCGAGCGCCGGTCTTCTGATCGACCTTGAACACTTGCACCGGCAGCTTGCTCACGTCGCTGGCGATGGTGTTGACGCAGGCATAGACCGCCGAGAACGCCACGAGCTCCAGCCCGCTTTGCGGCTGGTTGATATTCATCTGCCAAGCGCCGAGCGGCCCTCGATCTCCATTGCCGCCCCACCAGCCGGGGTTGGCCTGCGATGGCCACAGCCAGCCGCTCACGGCTTTCGCGAACGCTTGCGGGGCGATGCGCGCGAGGGCGCGCGAGAGGGCGGGCGGCGCTGGCATCATCGGCTCCGTGCGCGCATGGCGCGGTCGCGATAGGGCAGCGTGGTGACAAAGCCGAGGGCGTTCAGCTCGGCGGCCTCGGCGGCCGACATCAGGATGCGCGCGCCCGGCAACACCGGCTGACCATCGTGGCGGAACCGCGCCACAGCCTCGACCTCGACGCGCTCAGCCTGCTCGGCCTGGCGCTTGGGCTTCGTGTTCATTGCGAGGTTCTCCATCTGAAAAAGGCGGCGCGCTCGATGGCGTCGAGCGCGCCGAGTGCTACGCGCGGCCGAGGGATCAGCCGCGCGCCCTCAGATGTGCTTAGGGCACCGCACCGGGGAACCCTGTGATGATCTGCACCGCGCCAGCGCGGCGGATCATCCAGTAGATGTAGCGCTCTGCCTTGATGCCAAGGAGGTTTTGCTGCCACAGCGAGATCAGCGGCGTCGGCGGCGTCGCAGGCGCGCTATCGGCCTGCAGCGATGCCTCGGTGCTGGTGTCGATGGTGGTCTCGCCATCGTCGGCGATCATGAGCTGCGACTGATCGAGCAAGATGATGTTCGACACGCCGCCCGCCACCGGAATGGCGTTCGACACGATCACCGGCACGCCCATTAGGGACAGGCCGGTCATGCCGCCGACGCCGTTCGCCGCGCCGCTCATCGACGGGAAAGCGAACACATCCTGCGCCGTGCGCAGCGTTGCCAGATACATCGCCGCCGCAGGCGACATCAGCCACACGGGGCGGCCGACCGTCTGCAGAGCGTTGCTCATTGCCAGCATGGCAGTGGCGAGATCGGTGGTGATGCCGCCGACCGTGCCGGGGCTCGACGGGATCGGCACCACGCCGTTGGTGATCGAGCCGGGCTTGAGGCCCGCCACAGGCGCGACAGTCGGGTCGATGAACTGGCTGTCGAGGAACTGCGCGACCGCCGCGATGAGATCGTCGCGGACGAGCTGCTCGGCGCTCGGCGTGCTGAACCGCGCGAGTTCTTGGGTGATCACCACGATGACCGCGACCTTGGCCCACGGCATCGTGATGTCATCGAAGCTCAGGCGGCTGACGGGCTTGCTCAATCCCTCGCCGACCCAGTTCGCCGTAGCGCCTGCGGTCTGCCGGGGAATTTTGATGTTGAATGGCACCGAGCGATAGCCGGTCAGGCGACCGATGATCGTCTCGGGACGCAGCAGCTCGATGAAGTCGGCGACCATGCGCTGGTACTGGACCAGCGGTGCCGCCCACGTCGGATCGGTGGTCGTGCCGATGGCCACCGCCGCGCGGCCGAGCCAGATCGGGTCGCTGGTCGAGCCAATGTGCAGCGCGGTGCGCAGCACATTGCTGACCTCTGGCGTCTCACGGTCCCAGCGCTTGGCGATCTCGGCCGCCACCGACAGGTTGCCCTTGCTGAGCGCGAGCGCGCCGACAAAGCGCGTGAACGCCTGCGCCTTGAACGCGGGCTTGAACTCGACGACGTTGCCCGTGGTGTTGTCGAGCGTCACCCCAGGCGTAGGCGCGGGGCGAGCCGTGCGAGCGAACTGCTGCTCGGCTTCTTCCAGCTTGATGAGCTGGCCGTCGATGTCGCGGACCTCGGCCTGATCCTTGTCCCATGCCTTGGTCTCGTCATCGCTGAACGAGCGGTTCTCATTCGCTGCCCGATCCGACAACTCGGTCATGGCATCGAGGTGGGCGTTGCGCTTCTGGCGCAGCGCCGCGATCTGCTTTCCGAACTTCATGGTGATGTTCCCCCAAACGGGCCCGGCCTCAGCCGGGCTAGGGTGATTGTCTGCCGCCGCCGCTCGGCAGCGATGCGGGCAACGGCCCTCTCATCGCTGGCGAACAGTCGGCGTTGCGACGCCTCGCTGATGCGAAGCTCGCGAGCGAGGGCGAGCGCCTGCGGATTGGCAGGCACGGACACCACGCTCAGCTCGAGTAGCTCTTGCCCGATGAACTCGAAGCCCGTGATCTGGGCGTAGCCATCCTCGTCGGGCTCGGCGCGGATGGGCTTGGGTTCGACGGTCGGCAGGAAGCCGACCGAGGTGGCGCGGATGAAGTCGCCTTGCACGCCGCGCCAGATGTCGTCGGCCAGCTCGCTGTCGCCCTCGGGCCGGAACTCGCAAGTGGCGATGAGCTGGCGGCCCTCGATGCCGATCTCCGGCACGCGGCCGATGATCGAGCGGCTGTCATGGCCGAACAGCAGGACCGGGTTGTTGCGGAAATTGGCAAGGTCCCATCCCGCAACTCGGATGATGTCGCCGTAGCGATCCACGCTCTCGTCGCTGGCGATGAACTTGACCCGCCGCGCCTTGGCGTCATCGCCCTCGGCCTTGGTGATGGTGGCCGCCCGATAGCGCGGCGTCTTGGACCAGCCTTGAACAAACTCTTGTGGCACGGTGCCCATGGAAGCCCTCCCTATCGCTTGCTGCGGCCGACGCGATGCGCGGGCGGCCTCGGCGGTTTGACCTTGGCGGTGGTGCTCTTGGTCCGATTGCGTACGGGCTTGGTGCGCTGCTCGTAGGCGCTGCCCGGCATCGAGCTGGCGAGCCCGATGCCGCGCGAGCTGCGCGGGCGACTGATCGGCATGGTGGCGTCTCATGGGTTGTGGCAATGTCCCGCGCTTGAAAAAGCGAAAGGCGGGGTGGCTTGACGTTCGTGATCGGGTGGGCGGTCCTGTTCGGTGCCGTCCTTACGCTTGGGGCTTTCGCGCTATCCGGTTCGGCGACCAGCACGCAGCTCGACCGCGCGCAATTCGGCGCGGTGCTCGTGCTCGGGCTGGCCTTGGCCTTGCTGCTGAGCAGCGAGGCGGTGGGGCTCAGATGACAAATATCGACTGATCGCCTTGCGCCTGGCTCGCCGTGTGCCGACCGATGGCCATGATCAGCGCGGTCATCCCATCGATGCGGCCCGTGCTGTGCTGCTTGTGCGGCATCTCGTTGAAGTTCTTGTCGCGCTGGACCTTGAGGTTGCTTGCCATCACGCGCAGCACCGGGTTGTCGCCATGGTCCAGCTTGCGATCAGCGAGCAGCGCCTGCAGCTCTTTTGTCGGCGCGGTGTAGGATCGCAGCCCTTGAATGAACTCGACCATGTTGACGCCGTGCTCGCTGCATTCGACGGCGAGCTGCGTGGCGTTCCAAGGATCGAACGCCACATCCTGCAGATCGAAGCGCTCAAGATCGCCGACCACGGCCTGCCTGATCTCGGCATGATCGATCACGTTGCCGGGCGTGGCCTCAATCCATCCCTCGTCCACCCAGCGGCGGTAGGGCATGCGGTCCCGATCTGCGCGCTGCTCGATGGTGTCGGCTGGCATCCAGAAGCGGCAGGCGACCCGCATGATGCCCGCCTCGTCCGGCTCGAATAGTTTGACCCATGCGGTGATGTCGATCTTGCTCGACAGATCGAGGCCGCCCCAGCACCGAGGCTTGATCAAGCGGCCCTCGGCATCGGTGCGCACCAGCTTGTCCGGATCGAACCGGCCTCGGCTGTTCTTGGCCCACGTTTCCATGTCGATGGCGCGCTCTGCGTCGCTCGTGCGCACATTGAGGCGCAGCCGCAGAAAGGCATTGAGCGCGTTCGGCGAGCGCGCCGCCTTGCGCGCCTGGCGCTCAAGATCATCGTACTTGACGCTGATGCCGAGGTTCGGGTT